GTATCACCACAGGCAACGCCATCGCCATCTTTGACGGCATCTACAACCAAATCCCACAGGCCATCTTGACCAAGACGGACCTCGTAATCTTCTGCGGTTGGGACAACTTCCGTACGTTGCTTGGTGCTTTCAAATCAACCGCTAACGTCCTGTACAACCAAGTTGACTTGGCTGGCCTTGCTGACGGGGACATTATGTATCCCGGCACAAACGTCCGTGTCATTGCAGTCCCCGGATTGACTGGAACAAACCGCATCGTTTCTTCTTACCTCGGTAACTTCTTCTACGGAACCGACTTGTTGAGCGATGAGGAACAGTTCTCGATTTGGTTCAGCAAAGACAACGATGAAGTCCGCTTCCAAGCAGCCTTCAAAGCAGGCGTCCAAATCGCTTACCCCGACTTGGTTGTTGACTTCCGCTTGACCTAATGTGTAGGGGGGAGGGAAACCTCCCCTCGCTTTTTGTTCTCTTGAAACTTAAAACCCAAATACACATATGTCCTGCTCCTTAACAACTGGCTACGCCCTTGGATGCCGAGATTCAGTCGGTGGCATCAAAGCAATTTACGTCCAATCCTTCATCCCAACGGGGTCCTGCAACGCCAACCTTTCAGGTGCGGTTACAGGCTTCACGGGGTACGCTTCGGGTGGGTTCTTCGAGTATGACTTGACCAAGGCTACGTCCTCTTTGACTGAAACCTTGAACGCAAGCATTGAGAACGGCTCGGTTTATTACACCCCCGAAGTAACATTCACGATTAACAAACTGCAAGTCGCAGTCCGCAACGAACTCCGCTTGCTGGTCCGCAACCGTGTCATCGTCATCGTTCAAGACAACAACAATCGTTACTGGTTGTTAGGTTCTGCAAACGGCTTGGAAGCAACCGCTGGAACCGCTGGAACTGGTACTGCCTTCGGGGACCGCAGCGGATACGAGTTGACGCTTACCGGGATGGAGCCCGACCCGATGTTCGTGATTGCATCCACAGTCTTTTCACCATCGACTGCGCAGATACTCGGCTCGTAGTATCTTTGACTTAGGTTTTCATCACTGAGGTTTGAGAGGGGCAGTCAGCAATGGCTGCCCTTCTTATTTTTACGGCCATGAAGATTTGCATCGTTTACAACGCCCATCCAACCGGGTGCAGTTTCTACCGCCTCGAAATGCCGAACGCATACTTGGGCGACAACTACCCGGAGTTTGACTATGTGTGCGTCGAGAACATCACTACGATTAGCGACGAGGGGTTGAAGTCCATTGACCTGTTCCTGTTCAGCCGTTTGTGGTGTCAGGGGACGATGGAGCAGGTGGAGAACGTCTACAAAGCATTGACCCAATACGGAGCGAAAGTCATCCTTGACTTGGACGATTACTGGGTGCTTGAATCGGGCCACATCATGTATCGCCACTATCACCAAACCAAACTCGCAGAGGTCATCCGTAAGCACATCAAATTGGCTGATTGGGTAACTTGTACCACCGAGCATCTTGCCTCTCGCATACGGCCTCTAAATGCGAATGTGAGCATTCTGCAGAACGAGCCATACGAAGCCTACCAACAATTCATCCCGAATCCTGACGAAGAACCCGACAAGCACCTCGTCAAGTTCGGTTGGTTCGGAGGGGCGCAGCATGGCGAGGACATGGAACTGCTCCGTGAGGGGATGCAGAAACTACGCTGGGATGCAAACTTGGATGGCAAGTACCGCCTCTATCTCGGAGGGTGGAACGACAACAACCCTGTTTACGAGGGCTACGAAAAGATCATCAGCGACCAAGGGAACAACCCGAACTACGGACGCATTCAGGCTGCTGACATCTACTCGTATGTCGGGGGCTACAACTTCGTGAACGTTACCCTTGCACCGTTGAGGGACACCAAGTTTAACAAACTCAAGTCCGAGTTGAAGGTGGTCGAGGCAGGGTGGATGAATAAGGCCATCATCGCATCCGAAACCATCCCCTACACCGATGTCATCCGACACGGAGAGAACGGGTTCTTGGTTCCTTACAACAAGCCCAAGGACTGGTACAAGTACATCAAGCAGTTAATCCTTGACCCCGACCTTCGCAAGGGCTTGGCTGACAACCTAACGAGGGACATCAAGAAGCAGTTCAACGTGGCCGAAACCGCCAAGAAGCGGGCCGAACTATACAGGCAGATTGGGCGCAAATTGTGAAATTCGGGGGCATCGCACATTTACAAGCAGATGCTTTACCTGAACCCTGACACGACCAACACCCTGACGGTTACTTGGACCGAGCGAGCCAGCACGGGGGACCGCTACATCTTGCGACTTACGAGCATCGCCAAGAACACCACGACCGATTTCACCCTGCTGAAATCCGCAAACCTGTCATCTTATACCAACCGCTATGACCAATTTTCGATTGCCGTGGGGTCGCTTGAAACAGGCTCGTATAAATATGAAGTTTACGATACCAATAGCACGGTTGCCGCTGCTTTGGCGGTCGTTGAAACGGGCTTGGCTTTTCTACAAACCGCAACGATAGGCTTCAACACCTACGCCAATACGATTACTTACAACACCTATCTCGCATCCAGCGTGAGGGTATTCGATTCAACCTTTGACCAATCCTTCGCATGAGCGTACAAACACGAAGCCAACTCCAAGCGAGTGCATTAACCATCACCAACGAAACCGCTGCCGGGGCCAACACCGCATCCCGTGTGGGGGGCTTGTTCGATGACCTTGCCGATACCGCAACGCTTGACCGGGAAAGGGGCTTTGCAAACCTTTACCTCGATACCAACACGGCTTTCACCCCAACGCAGGGGCAACGGGTCAAGTTGACAAGTGCGATGAGTTCAGGCGTTTTGTCAACCTACAATTTTTCAAGAACCACCAACTCGCTGACCTACACAGGCACAACGGGTGCAACCCTTCGCATCGCTGCGTCCATGGTCTTGGCACAAGGCAACAACCACCAAATCAAGGTTTACATCGCCAAGAACGGCACAACGATAGACCAGTCAATGACTGACATCACAACGGCTCACACGAACGGCCATGCGGTTTACACGGAGGCTTACGTTACGGGTGCGGTCAACGATGAGTTCACCATCTACGTCAACGCAATCGATAGCGGTGCAAGTATCACGATTTCGGCCCTTTCATTTACCGCCCATACCCTATGAGCAAGTCAACGCAGCACTTCACCCAATGGTTGGGGATAGAACATAAGGTCCCTGTAATGCTGGAGAACCGCTCCGGCAAATACATCACCTACGGCTTTGCGAACGAATACCCCTACTACCTGCTTGACAACTATCGCAGGTCGTCCAAGCACAACGCCATCGTGAATGGCAAGGTGAACTACATCATGGGCCGAGGTTGGCAGGCAGGGGATGACTTGACCGTAGAGCAGCAAGCCCGCTTCATCAAGTTTTTCGATGGAATGTCAAGCACGGAGGACCTGAACGACATTACCGAGAAACTGGTCTTGGACTTAGAGATTTTCAACGGGTTTGCGGTTGCGGTTACTTGGTCAAAACTTGGGACCATCGCCAAGATGGAGCATGTTCCCTTTGAGAAAATCAGGGTGGACAAGGAAGAAAAGATGTTTCAAGTTGCCGATTGGTACAACGACGATATGATGCAGTTGTTCCCCAAGGTGGGCGATATCGAGAAAATCCCTGCATTCGACCCGGAGAATCGCCTCGGAAAGCAGTTGTTCTACTATCGTGTGTACGCAGCAGGCGTGAAGCACTATCCTCTCCCCGAATACATCGGAGGGAATGCTTGGATTGAGGCAGACGTGCAAGTGGCGAACTTCCACAACAACAACCTCCGCAACAACTTTTGGGGCGGTTACTTGATTAATTTCAACAACGGCATCCCGACCCCCGAAGAACAGGGCGACATCGAGAGGCAAATCAAACGCAAGTTTAGCGGTACGGATAACGCTGGTCGCTTCGTGGTTACATTCAACGATGATGCAGCCAAGGCCCCGACGCTGGAACCGCTCACTCCGAGCGACATGGACAAGCAGTTCGAAATCCTGAACAAGGCCATTCAGCAAGAGATATTCATCGCCCATCGTGTAACCAACCCCATGCTATTCGGAGTCAAGACCGAAGGCCAATTGGGTGGTCGCAACGAATTGGTCGAGGCTTACGAACTATTCAAGGCCACCTACGTCAACGACCGGGTCCGCAAGGTGGAGCGGATGATTAACTACCTCGGTTCCTTTAATGGAGTGGAAGGGATGGAACTTATCCCTGTGGAGCCTATCACGGAGCGACTAAGCGAACAGGCCCTCTTGCAGATAATGACTCAAGACGAACTGCGTGAGAAAGCAGGTCTGCAACCCTTGGAGAAACCTGCCGACGTGGTGGGACCTAATCCCCAACCCGATGAGCAACCGCAAGCCGTGGAAGCCTTGCAGAGCAACGACAACATCAAGAAGTTGTCGGGCCGTGAGTACCAAAACCTGATGCGAATCGTGCGTCAGTATATGCAGGAGAAAATCACGCTGGAGATGGCTCGGACCATGCTCTCGGCTGGGTTCGGTTTGTCTGCCCAAGAGATTGACACGATGCTCGGAGTGCAGGCCCAAGAGTTCAGCGAACCGACTTGGGGCCAAGATGACGACGAGGACTACGGATGGGGCGATGAAGAATTCAAAGTCTTGGAGGTCGTTGCCTCTAAGTTCGGTTGTCATGCAGACGATTACCATGTGATGCACTCGAAGCCAATGCGGTTCGACACCAACATCGACGAAAACATCCGCTTGGCCTTTGCTGAACTGGGAGAGGAAGAAGTCGAACTGGACAAGAAGATTGAGACGTATCGCAAGAAGAACCGGGACGCATCGGTTGAAGAAATGGCAAAGGAGTTCGGGGTCAGCAAGGCCAAGGTCGCCAAGCGGGTCGCCTACCTAATCACCAAGGACCGCTATCCTATCAGCAGGGCCGTGGACAAGATTGCCGAGCAGAACCTTCCAAAGAATGTCAAGGAAGTTGCCGAGCCTGTCTTGGAAGTCCGCTACAAATACGCTTGGGCCACAGGGTTCAGCAACAAGGACAAAGGATCCAGCCGTGAGTTCTGCAAGGTCATGCTGGACTTGGCCGGGCAGGGCAAGGTTTACACCCGTGAGGACATCGACGGGATTTCTGCGATCATGGGATATTCCGTTTGGAATCGCAGAGGCGGTTGGTATCACACGCCCAGCGGAGTGAACAGGCCACAATGCAGGCACGTATGGGAGCAGCAGTTGGTAATCCGTAAAGGCAATAAAATCAGCAAGGCATGAAGGCACTATTCATAAGCGAAGAAACGCTGCTCGACAATAGCATCATCAACGAGAACGTATCCTACACCCAAATCCGTCCTACGGTTGTCAAGGTGCAGGAGATGCGGATTCAGCCCATCGTTGGCTCTCCGTTGTACGGGGAATTGGTTACGCAGGTCGTCAGCGGTTCAACGTCTGCCCTGAACCAAACGCTCTTGGAGGACTACATCCAACCCGCTATGATTCAATGGCTTTACTACGAACTACCCATGGTCCTTGCGTTTAAGTACATGAACAAGGGCATGGTCCGTAGGACGAGCGAAGAATCCTCCCAAATGAGCATGGAAGAAATCACAAGGCTGACCGATAAGGTCAAGAACGATGCCGAGTGGTATTCCGAACGGATAACCCGCTACCTCATGGAGAACCGCAACGCCTACCCTCTTTGGAACTCGCCTCCGTCTGCGTTGGATACCATCTACCCGAACGCTACCAACTACCGCACCGGGATGGTCTTGGACCGCAACAGGAGGATGGGAATCAGCAACTTGGATTACCCCTACCCTTACGGACAATTCGGGGCGTGTAACGACTGCTAACGATGGGTGCGCACAAGAAGAACATACTGAAACTGCAAAACTATGTCTTGGATAAAAATCAAGCAAGCCCTGCTGGACCTTGCCAACAACCATCCGCAAGTAAACTCGTTCGGAACAGGGGACCCGTTGGCGATAGGAACGGACAACACCATCAACCTGCGAACCCCAAGCCGTGAGCGCATCGTGTATCCGCTCGTGTTTGCGGACGTTCAGTCTGCAAGTACTGACGCTGGTACTTTGGACTTGGTGGTTGGGGTTTACTTTTCTGACCGTGTTGAATCCATTAAGCCGATGGGCGGAGTGGTTTCGGGCAGCCCTACGCTGGGTTGGCAGGATAACGAGGACGAGGTCCTAAGCGACCAGTTACAAATCGCACAGGACTTCATATCAGCCCTTACAAACGACCCAAGCGAGGACTGGACCCTTTCATCCAGCGTATCGCTTACACGCTTCGTAGAGAGCCGGGACGACCGCACGGCAGGCTGGCAGGCGACGATGACTTTTGAGATTCCTTACTCTCACTCGGTTTGTGAAATTCCCACATAAAAGACATTTACAATTAAACGCTAAAAAATGCCTACACCCATATTGCAACAAATGCTCGGCC